CCTGACCTAGAGTACGACGGGCCAATCCCTACTGGCGGCGTAATCTCGGTAGAGGCGTCTATGGATGAATCCCGCTATTTCGCGACTCGATCAGTCGCACTCGGTGACGGTCGCACCTGCGTCTCGGTCGCGTTCACTGCCGAAACCACTAAAGAATTGTGGGCGCATGTCGCAGCTTTGGCGGCGGATCCCGCGATCAAGTTCATCTTCTCTCCGACTATTGACGCACACTGTCCGCCAGTCTTTGAGCGTAGGCGCGTCGTAATGGGATACAAAGAAATACTCCAATACACGCCCATAGTAAGAAACATGATTAGCGAAGGACGCATTGTGCACACTGGCGAAGCGATGCTTGCCGAGCATGTCTGTCGCGCGGTGATGGTACGCACTCAAGGATCTATCGCGGTCTCTTCGCAGAAGTCCGCAGGCCCGATCGAGTTATGCCGGACGATGATTTGGGGAGCAGCTGCCGCAGCGCGTCCAGGAAACTCCCAGAAGCCGATGCTGGTCACTGTAAATCAGTAACATCTTCTTGGCACTCGCTTACTTGCTTGCCTGTCGTCGGGATACCGCAATTGACTAGGCGAGTGCCACCACAATCCAAGCGCAATGTGTAATCTTGTGCTATGGGAATCTTTGATCGCAAAGTAAACAAGGCTGCTATCAGTCCCGCGCCTGCCAAAGCTGCTGCAGCTGGAGCAATGAACCCCGGGTATAACTCGAGCAATGTTGGCGCAAATATGATCGGTCAGTATTACACCTATCGAGAAGGCCAACTTCGCGCGGCAGCAATTTCAATCCCTGCAATCTCACGCGCACGCGATCTCCTTGCGTCAGTAATTGGCTGCATGCCATTACAGATGTATAACGAAATGTGGAACGGCGAAGAAATGGAGCGCGTCTATATCGCCCCCCGATCTTGGCTGCGTCGCCCCGATCCGACCGTTCCCTACAACTTTTTAATGTCGTGGACTTTTGACGACCTCTACTTTTATGGGCGCGCTTTTTGGTACATCACATCGCGCACCGCTGATGGTTATCCCGCAACTTTCTCAAGGCTCCCAGCCGGCTCAGTCACCACTACCGACATGGCAGGTCCCGTCTGGTTTGCGCCTTCTAAAGAAGTTTATTTTCAAGGCGGACAAATAGATCCAGCGAACCTTGTGCAATTCTTGTCGCCAACACAAGGCATGGTCTATTCATCGCAAGCCGCAATTGAAACAGCAATCAAGATTCAAGACGCGAGGGCGAGAAACGCGAGCAGCTCCATTCCTGCCGGGGTGCTCCGTCAGACTGGCGGTGAGCCTTTGAGCGCGCAAGAATTGGCTGATCTTGCTGCAGCGTTCAACACTGCTCGAGCAACTAATCAGACTGCAGCGTTAAACGAATTCCTCACATACGAACCGACAACGATGTCGCCAGACAAGATGCTTCTTATTGAGTCCGCTAACTACAGCGCGTTAGAAACTGGCGGTCGTATTGGCAATGTTCCGCCATACCTGATCGGCGTATCTACAGGATCGTACTCATATCAGTCCAGCCAGCAGGCTCGAATGGACTTGCTATTTTTTGGAGTCAAGTTGTACGCCGATGCAATCGCAGAAACATTGTCTATGAATAATGTTTTGCCTAACGGAACTTATGTGTCCTTTGATTACGAATCGTATTTAGAAGAAAACTATTTAGCAGACAAAATGGAAATGCCAGAATCAGAAAACACTCAAGAGGAGATTGCAAACTAATGATCAGATTTACAGCACCGTCCGTCAGTATTGATGCAGCCGCAGGCGACGGCACACCTTCACGAACTATCACAGGAATCGCAGTTCCTTACGGAGTTGCGGCAACAGTCGCCGACGGAACCGAAGTCATCTTTGAACAAGGCAGCTTGCCAGTCGAAGGCAAAGCGCCGCGCCTCTACATGAACCACGACAGCAATCAGGCCATCGGAATTGTCACCGAGCGCGTAGACACTCCAGAAGGCATGCTGTTTAGTGCCAAAATTAGCAAGACCGCTGCAGGAGACGAAGCCCTACAGCTCGCCCTAGACGGCGTATTGGACTCGGTATCGGTCGGAGTAAACCCAACCAAGACTCGAGCAAACAAAGACGGATCGCTAACAGTGTTAGCAGCCGACTGGATTGAATTGTCTATGGTGCCAGTTCCAGCTTTTGCTGGAGCCATGATCACAGACATCGCAGCAAGTATCCACCACGAAGACGAAGAAATAAGTATCATAGAAACAGAACCTACACAGGAGAACGAACCCATGTCAGAGCCAACAGTCCCAGCAGTAGAAGCAACAATTCCAACTGCACCAATTCCAGCAAAAGCAAAGCGTGAATTTAAGTTGCCATCAGCTGGCGAATTTATGGCCGCTTATCACATCGGCGGAGACACATTCTCCAACATGAACGCAGCAGTCGCAGAATTTTCTGCATCACAGCGCACATCACTTCAAGCAGCTGCAGGCGATGTGTTAACTTCTGACACACCCGGCTTGCTCCCAGTTCCCGTTTTGGGACCGCTCGTACAGGACCTAAATTTCCTTCGTCCTGTAGTCGAGGCTGTAGGAGCTCGCGCTTATCCTGACAACGGTCGCTCAAAGACTTTCACGCGTCCAACAATCACGACCCACACAAGCGTCGCTGCACAATCAACCGAACTTTCTGCAGTGTCAGCGACCACAATGGTCATTGCTGCGAACTCGGTCACAAAAAGCACACTTGCTGGACAAGTGAGTTTGAGCGCACAAGACATTTCGTTCACTTCGCCAGAAGCCATGTCATTGATCTTGAACGACTTAATGGGCGAATACATGATCGCATCCGATAACTTGGCTGCAGACAACTTGCTCACCGCAGCAACATCTTCTGGAGTGTGGGACGGAACAGTCGCCGACTTGCTTAAGAGTGTTTATGACGCAGCGAATGATGTATCGGCAAATCGTAACTGGATGCCGACACACATGTTTGTCTCGGTTGATGTTTGGTCACAACTCGGTCAGCTTGTAGACACAACCAATCGACCAATCTTCCCATTTATTGGCGCAGGACTTACAGGTCAGAACGCACTTGGAGCATCAAACGCAGGATCATGGAACGGAACCCCAATGGGTCTCCAACTTGTAGTGGACAGCAACTTTGCTGCAAAGACCATGATCATCACTCGAGTCGGTCAGGGCCAAGGCGATGCTTACGAATTTTACGAAAGCATTCAAGGCCTGCTTAGCGTGGACACTCCTGCAACTTTGGGTAAGACCATGAGCTTTCATGGCTATGTCTCAACCTTTGCTGCAATCTCTGGAATGATCCGCAAGATCACACAGGCCTAGTCGAGAGCGGAGCATCCGCTCATGGCTGTTTACAGCGTTACGCAGAAATACCTCATAGACAACTACGCCGTAGTTCAACTTCTTACCGATGCAGAAATTGAACTCGGCGCAAGTGTCGTTCTTGCCGGGGTAGATGCAACCTTTAACGGAACTTACACAGTCCGCGCATTACCGCAATACCTGTATGTCGGCATAGATACCGAAGGCGATCTTCTTTACGATGTAAACATTCCAATCGCTAATCAAGTGCTGGTTGCAAAGACCGCCGATGATGTCACGCGCACCGCTGCTACTGGCACGCTGACTATTACGCAGACTTGCACTTGGGTCACTGCAGCAAACATTGAGGACTGGCTGGGCATCGGCACAGCTACTGCAGCTGACGCCGCCTTTCTAACAGTGTGCGCCAGTGCAGCTTCACAATTCTGCTGGCGTCGAAGAATGGAAGCGGGCTATGTGGACTCGCTTACGACCGTCCCTTCGCAAGATGTATTTTTAGGAACCCAGATGTACGGTGGCGCGCTGTACCGCCAACGCGGATCAGTAGATCAATACGCTTCATTCCAAAACATGGGAGTAACTCCAGTTATGGGTCTGAACGGAATGATCCGCCAGTTGCTAGGAATTGATCGTCCGCAGGTCGCCTAATGGCTGTACCTAACTACACCGATCTCTTTAACGAAGGCTACGACGATCTTGTAGCAAAGCTCTCAACGGTCGTAGGGCTACAGGTCAATAACGATCCACGCAACATCTCTCCACCTTCCGTCTTCGTCAATATTGATTCCATAGATGGCTATAACTACAATGTCGCAAAACTGAATTTCACACTCCAGATCATCACGCTCGGCCCGGGCAACTTAGACGCCCAGAAAAGCCTGCTCAATATCCTTGCCCAGATCTACGCCTTGAACATTGGGGTCGTATCTGGACGCCCAACCAACCTAGATATTGGTGGCTCGACGCTTCCTGCTTATGAGCTGTCGGTCTCGACTGTCGTGCAGACTGCCTAATCCACACTCTCGGTCTCATTATGTGTCAAACTAAAACCAACACTTCCAAGGAGTAATTATTATGGCTGCAACAAGTACTATTCTCTCAAATCCAAAAGTCCTAGTCGGGGCAACTAATCTCACGGGCTGGTGCACAAGTGCCACTGTGACTAGAACTGTCACGGCCCTGAATGACACGGTTTTCGGAAATACATCAAACACCTTTACGGCGGGCCTCGAGGATAATGAGTGCACCTTGACACTATTTTTGAGCTATGCCGCTTCAGCGACTTACGCAACACTTGCACCGCTTGTCGGCACCAAATTAAATATTGTCGTAAATCCTTCGGACGCAGCAGACTCCAGCACGAATCCTGGCTTCACTCTGACAGGCACCTATCTTGAGTCGTTGCCAGTGATCTCCGCATCACTTGGCGAACTACAGTCGATCGACATTACCTTCATGGGTGGCGTCTACTCGGCTGATGTCACAGCCTAAATAACGGCCTTCCTTGGCCCGACGAAAGGAACACAATGAAGATCAAACTCACGCTTACACGCGGAGACAAAAAAGAAACACTCATTACAAACCTCTTTGCGATCGCCGAATGGGAACGCCTAGAGAATCGTCGAGTCTCTGACGGTCGCGGTATCGGTGCATCGGACATGGCTTGCTGGGCGTACATCATGCTCGGCGTTAAAGGCGAGACTCTTCCTGCTACTTGGCGCGAATGGCTTAAAGCAAACCCAGATGTCGAGATCGGCGTAGAGGACTCAACTGATGTAAACCCTACGGACGCGGCTACAGGCGACAACTCGCCGAACTTGTAGTCGCGACAGGGTGGGCTCCCACTTTCTACGCTGACACCTTCGACACGCGAGATCTCACTACTATTGTCGCAGTGCTAGAAAAACAAAATAAGAAGAGGTGACATGAGCGGAACTGTAGAGACCAAGGTAGAGATCTACGGGCTCAAGAACGCACTCAAAGAACTCAACAAAGTAGACAAAGTCCTTCGGCGCGAAATCACTAAAGATTACAAGCGCGTAACATTGTCACTTATTCAAGACGCCGAATCCGCTATCCCGCTCAACTATCCCCTATCGGGCTGGGCTCGAAGATGGACACCGACTAAAGGCTCCTACCAAATTCTCCCTTGGCCTGAATCGCATTCAATCAAAGCATCAATCAACACTAAAAACATTAAAGAATTCGCAGGTCAAAAGGTAAACCTTTCAACATTCGTAGTGAAGTGGACTGGCGGCGCGGCTTCGGTCTTTGACTTTGCGGACTCTGGCGCGATGGGTGCAGCACTCTCCAGCAAATACGGTGCGCCTTCGCGCGTAATGTGGAAAGCATACGAATCAAACAAAACCGAACTTGATCGAGAGATGGAAATCATCGTGCAAAAAGTAGCGGACAAAATGTCTATGAATTTGGCGGCGCAATAATGGGCGTCATCCTTCCAATCATCTCCGAGTTTGATGCCAAGGGCACACAGAAGGCGATTAAAGAATTCCAGAAGCTTGAAGGCGCATCCGCCAAAGCGCAATTCGCCATTAAGAAGGCCGCGCTCCCAGCCGCAGCCGCAGTCGCAGGATTAGGGCTTGCGCTTGTAGGCGCTACGAAGGCCGCTATGGAAGACCAAGCCGAGCAGGTACAGCTCGCGCTCGCACTCCAGAATGTCACTGGCGCGACCGACGCACAGATCGCA